CTTATTCGATTACGATTCCCAGACGGGAATTCTTTACTATGTAGTACAGGGAGGAGAATAATGGCTAAATACAGAATCCCTCTTGGTTATGTCCGCGGACCGGCAGGTACCGCAGGAAAAGACTTTGAATTTAAAAAGACCTATGCCACTGTGGCAGCAATGAATGCAGACTTCAGCGGTACTGATACATCCACCGGAGACTATGTCCTGATCTCTGCAGGATCATCAGATGATGCTGACAACGGCAGGATGTACAGAAAAGGCGAGAGCACCTGGATCTATGTGGCGAGAATCAATGGACCCACAGGAGCCACAGGACAGAGAGGCCCCATGCCTCCGCTTGTCACAGACCTCAATGTAACGATTCCGGGAGAAGGTGCGCTGGATGCTGCAGTAGGTCCGAGAATCGCAGAAAGACTGATTGCAGACGGCGGAGACGCTGCCGAGAACGTGGTAACCTTCACCAGCTCGGATACGGACGAGACAGCAAGCATCACATCCTTTGAGACCATGCCTGTCTTCGCAACCGGAACAAACAGGCTGAAGGCCCTTTTTGCGACACTGTCCAAGGCCGTGAAGAACATCAGGCTCCTTATCAAGCAGATGGGAACCACAGACATCTCCGGAATCAACAACGGCACAGTGACAAACATCCTGTCGAATCTTAACAGTAACAAATTCGACAAGGCAAATGTGGCGAACAACCTGACCACAACGGCAGCAGGGTACGCGCTGGATGCCAGACAGGGACGAGCACTGAGCACCAGTGTTAGTACGCTAAATGATGCTTTAGTGCAGAAACCACGGATTTATAAAACGTGGTCTGAATTAACAAATTTAAATTCACTGACACTTTATCAGGTCTTGACAAAAATGGAGGAGCGGAGCATCTTTTTTGGAACTGTTACCCCGTCCCAGATTACCAATCTTAAGATGGCAGGAGAGCTGTTTCTTTTCCGTGCTCCTGACAATGTTATACAAAAGTCTCTGATCGTGCTTACTACTGCAACACAGTCCGCAACAGGGATACAGGTTTACATCGGATTTGTACGATATGACACCCATGCTGTGGTATGGTATACACCGACGTTAACGGCATCTTAATCACTTAAGCATTACGGCATATAAGCATCAAGATGACAGTTTCTTGTATTCCACCCGGATAGTGACAGCCGTATTTGCTTTTACCGTGCCGTCAGTGTTCAGCAATCGGGCATACCAACTTGATCCCGCGCTCCACGGAAGGGCAATACCTTGACTGGAAGACCCGACACGCAATCCAGTAACCATATATGTAGCAGGATTAAGATCAAGCGTGATGTTTCCACCAGCTGACGTAGTGCCTGTAACATCTTTAAAAAGCATAGGCGCAATGGTAGTCCAAGAGGGCCACGGATCAGACCCATTCTTGTACCTATTCCGTGCATAGATGTGGATGCCTTGATCTGACCCGCCCGATATAACCAACTGCCTCTGATACCCGGATGTCTGAGTATTAATAATGATTCCGGGAAGACCATCGGGTGCATCTCCAAGACTTCCCGAAAAGGCAAAGATTCCCGTGGGGAGACTTGGGGATGTTAATCCATTCGGCACTGTATTACACTGATAGTTCGCTAAAGCATCATTTAACGAACTACGGGACCGCAACTCATCGCAACTTTATTGCAACTTTATTGCAACTTTATTGCAACCATTGTCCCTCTGGAGGGACAATGACATGAACCTATAAACCATCCATAAAGGAGGGAAAACCATATGGAATTTATCAAACTGAAAGACGAAACTGTCCTGCAGATTGAAGAGGGAGCATCCCTGGAGCACATCATCCATATCGCAGCAGACGAAGCTGCAGCAGTGGCTGTCTGCGGACTGCTCACTCCGCAGAACGTATCCTCTGTGGAATTCATTCATGAGTATGAAGGAACCGAGCAGGTCATCGGAGAATTTGACAATGTAGCCCTGATTGCTCCGCCTACAAGACAGGACAGCGAGGAAGACGAGACCGTCATTGTAACCTTTGGCCTCCGGGAGAAGACGGAGCTGGAGCTGAGAGTGGATACCCTGGAGGAATCCCAGGGAACGCAGGACGGCGCAATTGAGGACATTGCATCCGCAGTGTCTGACCTGATGGAGGGATGATCATGGGAAAGTTTTATGGCGTAAAGATCAAAAACGGAGAAATCAACCAGAAGACCGGAGACCCGTGGACCATTGCCGATGTCCCGAAGCTGTGGAGAGCAGCGACCGAGGCATGGCTGGAAGCAAATCCGTAAGACATGTACCTCCTTTTTTGAGGGCAGGGGATCATCCCCTGCCCTCTTTTTTGTGTAGGTGCATATTTTTGAGCGGATTCGATACATTGGAAGAAAAGAGAAGGAGGACCGCTTATGACTTTAGCAGAACTCATAGCCGATGTGGACGAGAACAGGCCGAACCAGTTTGACAAAGACAAAAAGACCGGATGGGTAAACGAGATCGAAGCAAAGGTAGTGAGACAGGTTATCAACAGAGCACTGTGGAACAATGTGGAATTCATTCCCTACCACTATGAGCTGGATGCGGAACGGGAGCTCCTGGTCCCCGATGAGCATAAGGATCTGTACGAGACTTACCTCTATGCCAAGATGGATTACACAAACGGAGAGATTGAAAGATATAACGCGGATGCAGCGATGCATCAGGCAGCATGGACGGACTACGCAGCGGAGTACCGTCGCTCTCACTATCCGAAGCCGGTGGTGTGGTCATGAGACTCCCGCCCATCAGCAGTTACCCGAATAAGAGACAGAGGACGGTAGGCACCTTCAAAGGACTGAATGAAAACCTTGTCACTACGCCTGCAGAGTTTTCCAGGATGCAGAACGTATCAGACCGGTTTTATCCTGCCATAGCCACAAGAGCACCGAGGGGAACCACGCTGCGGTCCTTCTCTAAGCCGAACGGACTCTATTACAAGAACCATCTTTTCTATATTGACGGCACCACCTGCTACTATGATGGGTCCGCCGTCTCCGGACTGACTGTCACAAACGGCAGAAAGCAGATTGTAGGCATGGGAGCCTATATCATCATCTTTCCGGACAAGAAGATATTCAATACGGCAACAGGAGAAATCACAGCCATTGAAGCTGCCTACACCCAGTCCGGAACGATTACATTTCAGGAGCTGTCCACGGACTCTGTCTATACGAAGATTACTGCCACAGGAATTCAGAACGCAGTAAAGCAGTATGACGGAGTAGAGATCGCAGGAGTGAATGACGATTCCTTCAAATTGGATGGGAAGCCCGTGACCAAGACCATCACGGAGATAGGCACCAACTATATAGTAGTGACGGCATCCATCCAAAACAGCTGGACCGGAGACGCGGAGATACTGGCATCCGGATCAAACACCAGGATAAACGGCACCGGCATTCATGAGAAATTCAAAGTGAATGACAGGGCGAAGGTCATCGGATGCAGTGACACTGCCCTGAACGTCACAGACAAGACGGTGACAGCTGTCGGGACAAACTACATCATCCTGTCAGGGTCCTTCCCGACAAAGTCCTTCACGCAGTCCGGAACCATGACCTTTGAGTATTACTTCCAGGGAAGCGACAAGACGAAGATCTCCGGAGGGAATCTTGGAACCCTGTTCTCTCCGGGAGATGTGGTGACCATCGCGGGATGCTCCAACAATAGATACAACGGGCAGAAGGTCATCCAGCAGGCAGGCACCAACTATATTCTGGTGGACGGGACCCTGACGGAATCCTTTGAGCAGGCCTCCGGTATCACTATCACAAGGACGAAAGCAAAAGCGGATGACATCATCGTAAAGAGGACAGCATTCACGCAGGCCTCCGGAATTACCGTGAGGAGGAAGTCTCCGGACATGGACTTTGTCTGTGAACACAATAACCGTCTCTGGGGATGCAACTCTCTTACCCATGAAGTCTATGCCTCAAAACTGGGAGACCCGACCAACTGGAACTGCTACGAAGGGCTGTCCACAGACTCCTATACAGTCACAGTGGGCAGTGACGGAGACTTCACCGGGTGCATTTCCCACAGCGGATATGTCCTCTTTTTCAAGGAGAATAGCATCCATGTCATGTTCGGAGCAAAGCCTGCAAACTTCCAGCTCAACAGCAGACAGGCACCGGGAGTGCGGAAGGGCTGTGAGGACTCCCTGCAGGTAGTGGCAGAGACCCTGTTCTATGTAGGACGAAATGGAGTCTATGCCTATGACGGAGCAATTCCCCTGAAGATATCCAACAACATCACAGAGGAATTGACGAACGCGGCAGCAGGGCAGCAGGACGGACGGTACTATCTGTCATGCCTGAAGGGCGGAAAGCAGACTCTCCTGACCTATGACCCGAAGTATCAGATATGGGACGTGGAGGATGACACGAAGTTTGACTTCGCTGCCTACGGAGACGGCATCCTCTATTACATCGACGGGAACAAAAAGCTGCTGACCGTAACCGGGAACAGCACCGACCAGATACAGTGGATGATTGAGTCCGGAGACCTGACAGAATCCGCGCTGAACGAGAAGTACATCAGCAAGGCCCAGTTTAACTTCCTGCTTTCGGAAGGAGCGGAGGCGAACATCTATTTCAAATATGATGATGACCCTCTCTGGGAGAAGAAGGGAACCATCTATTCCACGAAGCAGACCACATACACCCTTCCCATCATTGCCAGACGATGCAACAAATTCCGATGGAAGATGGAAGGGAAAGGACAGATGAAGCTGTTGGCGATGGCGATCAACATAGAAGGGGGGTCTGAGTTTAATGGGAGCATTCAACCTTGGAAACGTCGGTGATATCTCGTCCCTGGATGACATCCCGAAAATCAGACAGTACCTCTACAGGCTGAATGAACAGCTCAGGTACATGTTCGACAACCTCTCCCCGGAGGATAACTACGGAGACAAGGCACTCCTGCAGTACGTCTCGGATGGAGAGAAGCAGAGCGCACTGGAGATATCCCTGGACCAGATATCTCTCTCCATGGTGGACAAGGACAACATCGTAGCAGCCATAAACATGAGCAAAGAGCAGGTCCAGATACAGGCAGACAAGATCAAGATGGAAGGCCTTGTGACCGTGAACTCCTATTTCAAGATAGGCCTTGACGGGAGCATCGAGGCGAGGAACGGGAAATTCTCAGGACATATCTCCGCATCCTCCATGGAGTCCTCCACCATCGATTCCACCACAATCAGTCTTGGCGGAAAAGGGAAGGACGGGAAAATACAGGTCTATGACAAGAACGGCATCCTTCTGGGCCATTGGGACAAAGAAGGAATCGATGTAAAGAAGGGAAACATAAGAGGAACCAAACTGTACCTCGGCGGGAACGGAGAACCGGGAGAGCTGTTCGTCAATAACAAGAACAATATCGAGATCGGCAAATGGACAAAGGATGGTCTTGTTGTAAAGCTCGGAGACATCACCGGTACTGCCATCACTCTCGGAGGAACCGGAACCAGCGCAGGCTCTCTCACAGTCCTCAACGAGACCGGCACAGCAACTCTCGGAACCTGGAATAAACAGGGCATCACAGTCAACAAGGGAAGCATCCAGGGCAGTGAGATCACAGTGGGCGGATCAGGGAACACAGGAAAGTTCATAGTCCTGGATAACGCAGGAACCACAACCATAGGACTGTGGGACAACACTGGAATCAATGTCTATAAGGGAAGCATCCGGGGAAGCGAGATCACAGTGGGAGGTTCGGGGAATACTGGAAAACTCAAAGTCCTGGATAACGCAGGAACAACCATCATAGGACTGTGGGACAACACCGGGATCAATGTCTACAAGGGAAGCATCAGTGGAACGGAATTCACGGCAAAACGCGGAAACAAAGTAGGCTTTCACACAGACGGCACAAATGTTCAGATCGGTGACTTTTATGTCATGGATTGGAACGGAAGACAGGTCCTGCAGTCAGAGGACTTTACCACCGGCATATCCGGAGAACCGGACATATCAACCGGATACTATCTGTGGGCAGGCTGGTATGACGATGATGACTTTGTTCTGGCAGTAGACGCAAACCGAAATGTAAGCATAAACGGACAGCTCCTTGTGAATGGAACAGTAGGAATATCAGGGAGCCTGGTTTTAAACGGGATACATGTAGAAGGCTTTCAGAATAGGCTTCTCACATTGGAAGAATGGGGAGTTGACTACGAAACCAGAATATCTCGCCTGGAAAGGATAATCGGATCGGGGTCATGAGGCCCGGAAAGAAGGAGAGGACTATGAGCAATCTCATATATGCGGAGGAGAACATCCTCCGCGCACTGAATCTTTTAAACAGCATGGAAGTAAAGGGAGCGGAGAACGCGGAGAGACTGCTGACAGCCTTCGCAATCCTGAAGAATCCGCAGGAGATAAAAGAAGAGAAGGAGGAAGAGACGGATGGCACTGACGAATAAGCTGAAGAACACCACAAAGAAGCTGAAAGACTCCCTCGGACCGTCTGCAGCGAATCCTGCCTCCGGAGGAGCGACAGGAACGGGAAGCCCTGTGGTCTATGCTCCGGGAGCACCGAAAGACAATGTGACATTTGCCAGCAAGATGAGACAGACTCTGCAGTCCAAGCTGCCTTCCGCAGTGACTGCAGGTCTCAATGTATCCGGGGATGCGACACCGGTAACAAACAAGTATCTCTCCCCGACCACAGGACTGGACAGCTCGTCCTCGTCCTCCTCATCCAAGAGGAAGTACGATGCCTTCTCCACCAGTGACAGGACGGAGGACTACTATAACCGTCTACAGGATATAGAAGGAGATGAACCGGAAGAATTCACCTACGATCCCTTCAAAAAGAGCGCACTGGCAGAAGACTATCTGTCCCGCCTGCAGCAGAAGGAGACAGAGAAGCCCGGAGACTTTACCTACGATCCCTTCAAGACATCCGCAAGGACCGAAGACTATTTCAACCTCACGAAACAGGCGGAAGCAAACAAACCGGATGCCTTCAACAGCAGATATGAAGGAGCGGTCCAGAGCATCCTCGACGGCATCCTGAATAAAGGAAACTTCAACCTGGAACAGGACAAGAACTACAACATGCTTTATAACCAGGCGCGGGAATCCTACATGAATGCAGGACAGAAGGCCATGCGGGATGCCATGGGGCAAGCACAGGCACAGACCGGAGGCTATGGCTCTACGGCAGCGCAGATTGCAGGATCACAGGCCTATGATTCCTATCTGCAGGGAATGAACGATAACAACGCTGCCCTCGCACAGCTGGCCTACCAGATGTGGCAGGATGACAACGCAGACCGGTACAACCAGCTGAATGCTGTTCAGGGCCTTGATGAGTCCGATTACAACAGGTGGCTGCAGGGGTATCGGAACTGGGCGGACGAGCGGAACTACTTCGCAAACCAGTATCAGCAGGGCTATGCCAATGACTGGAACGAGTACCAGTTTGGGACCAACCTGGACTACAACATCTGGCAGGACAACTACAACAACTGGCTGAAGGACCGGGAGTATCTCGCCAACCAGTATCAGAATACCTACAACAATGACTGGAACGAGTATCAGTACGGCACCAACATGGATTACAACATCTGGAACGATAACTACAATCACTGGCTTGCCAACAGAGACTATCTCGCAAACCAGTATCAGCAGGGATACGCAAACGATATGAACCTGTATCAGTATGATACAAATCTTGCTTATCAGCTCGACCGGGATGATATCGAAGACACCTACAGAAGGGAAAGAGATGCCATCAGCGACTATGACGATGCCTTCAATGCGGCACTGAAACTTGCCCAGAACGGCGTAGCAATTCCTGCCCAGTATGCGAACAGACTGGAACCGGAAACTCTCCTCGCTCTCCAGGGTCTTGCAGGAAAGGCACTGGCAGGCGGAAGCGGCGGAAGCGGAGGCTCCGGTGGCGGAGGCGGAAGCAGGAAAAGGAGCGGAAATCCCAAAAAGAGCAAAGACGTAGAACCGTACGAAGGCATCCAGAGAGAACATATTATGGACGAAATGGCAAAACAGGCTGCAATATCCGGGACGGCAGGAGCATATGCTCTTGGAGAAAGTATGCTTGCGCTGGAGAAAAATGCGGAGGGTCTTCCGTACAGAGAGGAAACAGCAAGTGCATTAAGTAACTTTATGGATACACTGAGCGATGACACACCGATTAATAAGAGAAAATATGTAGATTCTGTAAGGAACGTAGCGAAGAAGCTGAAGACAAAAAGGTAGCAGTCATAGGAGAATGGCATGGCAAAGAAGAAAACACTATACAAGGCAGATTTCAGCAATTCAAAACAGAGGGCTGCCGAGTACGCTGAAGCGTATCGGCAGAAACGAAGTGAGAATAAATCATTCGTGGAACCACTTGCGAAAAACAAGGACTACAGGACGCAGCAGGCGAGACAATTCGCAGAGTTGTCAGGGGCAAATCAGACAACGGATAAAAACAAAACCGGCAGAGAAGTTGTGACTCCTGAATCTTGGGCAGGGAAACAGATCACTGTAAACAATAACCTGACAACAAGGAGAAACACATCCAATAACAGAACACCCGAACCGGCACCCAATGCCATACATAACTTTGCGAATTCCAGACAGATGGCAAACACGTTTGCAAATCGCTTCCGGGACCAGAGAAGTGGGAAGGCAGAGACCGGGATAACGAGCTTATACGATCTGGCGAGGCAGACAGTAGAAGACCAGGAAAAAGAACGCAAGAGAAAAACGGGTGAAATATTAGGAAGACTAGGCCTTAAAGGAACGCCGGTATCGGAAAAAGGCCTGCTGAACGCAATCGAGAAGAACAACTCTCTTTATGAGGAGAACGAAAGAAAGACAAGAGATTTTAACAGAGCAGGCCTTCGCAGCTTAGTAACAAATAGGGCAGAAAAACAAAACGAAGCAAGAAGAGTCGCGGCGGAAATGTACGAGGAGAACACTCCGCCGCTTAGGAGGCTGGTAAATGCACAGGCTGCCAGAAGCGCACAGGCCAGAAATGCAGCACAGCAGATCATGAAGGAAAGCCTTCAGAAAGATAAAACACTCGGTCAGTATAAGACAACTGCAACCGGAAACAAACCGAAAATGGACTGGCAGAGCAGCTTCTATACGGATACGGGATTTGAAGATACTTTATATGACTATATCAACCGAAACGAAGAAGCAAGAAGCAGACAGAGACTGAATGACGTAAAATTCGGGACCACTCATGATCAGTATGACAATTTGGATGACGAGACAATCCGAGAGTTTAACTATATTTATGAGAAGTCACCGGAGAATGCGTATAAATATCTTGATGCAAAAGTAGGGAAGAAATATACCGGGCAGGAAGCCTTCATTACATCTCTTATGAACGCAACCGGAGCCCCGTCCATTTCAGCGGCGGCAGCAAAAGGAATGGCAAAACTTACAGGGGACCGGGAGGCGGAAAGAAGAAACCGTGAGTGGTACGGAAACCTCCTTAGAGATACCCAGGCAGCAGCGGAGCAGCATCCTTATGCATCGGGAGCAGGCTCAATAGCTGGAACCGTGGCACTGATCAGCGCGATATCATCGGGAGCGGGGGCAGTAAGCGGAACGTCTGGAGCCTTCGCGAATCTTCCAGGCATAGCAAGAACCATGCTGAACGGGGCTGCCGTCATGGGCGGAGCTACGGCAATTCAGCAGGGCGGAGCTGCGGCAACAGGCTTTCTGCCGACCGGGGAATACGCAAGGAACGTCGCGATCAGCAGTGCTGGAGGCGCGGCAGGAGCGGCAGTAGGAAGTGCTGTTGGGGCAAAAGTTGGACAGATAGCCGGGAATGTACTGAGAGGATCAAAACTTGCCGAAAACCAGCTGGCAAGAACATTAACTGCGGCACTTGTGGCAGGGATGTCCGCCAGTGGATATTCACTGGGAAATACTGGCGTATCTGAAACTGCATCGTATCTAAGAGATCCGAAAAACTACAAACCGGACATGAAAAGGATAACGAAAGACGCACTGACGGCATTTGCCTTCGGTATGTTTTCGTATGCCTCAAGAGCGGGAAGAACAGAAGGACAGGCAGCACCACAGGAAGAATTCCGGAGCGAATTCTTCGACGATTGCAGCAGTCCGCAGGAAGCCCGAGCAAAACTAAGACAGTATTCAAAACAGTATCATCCGGACCTCCCCACGGGAGACGCGGATATGATGGCAAGAATTAATGCGGACTATGCAGGATGGATGAATAACTGGAATGCCACCAGAGGAATGGAGGCATACACAAGAGCGCAGCAGGCTGCAGAGACAGGAAACAGCCAGGAATACGCAGCGGCGAAACGTGAATTTGATGAGTGCGTCAATGCGCTTGTGCTGCAGACCCAGTCAGCGAATGCAACTGCCGAAGCAGTGGAGGCCGCACAGATTCTGCAGGTAATGTCGGAAGAGATGTCTATGCCTGCAGGCAACGGCTCTGTAATGCTGCCTGCTATGGCAGATGATGTTCCGCAGCAGGACGCGAGGACACAGATTGCAGATCTGACTAGAGCGGACAACACATCCATGGAAGAGTCACTGGAACAAGCAAGACAGATGACAGAAGAAGCACAAGGAAACGCAGAGACCGCAATAAGCACAATAGAAGAGCAGGATGCATATCCTGAAATACCGCAGGAAGAACAGCAGGCTACCATTCAGAATATCGCAGAATCTCCGGATGCGCTCCCCGTGGAGAATACGGATGAACAGCTCAGAAGACTGGCAGAGAGCTCAAACGAAGCAGAAACGACAGGACAGCCCGTAGAAGAGACTCTTCAGACACCGGAGGAACAGTGGCAGCAGGACCTACAGACGGCACAGGAGAAGCAGTCTCTGGAGGCTCAGGAAGAACTGGCACTAAGAGTCCTGGCAGAGGAGAACGATGCGGAGAGAGAGCGTCAGCGTCAGATGCTGTTTGAAGCAGGAAAAAGGCAAGAAAAGAATATCCGACAGCTCTATGATAGTGCTACAATGTTATCAGACGAAGAAAAACTGGACGCACTGGAAGCCGGAAACAGAGCTTCCTTGGAGCAGGTCCGTACAGAAGTAAGAGAGGAGAATCTCAATGCCAGAAGACAAGAAAGAAGCGATTTACTCGGTGAAGGGAGCGGACGGACTGTATCACAGAGTGAAGGAATCGGAGATGGAAGCATTCCATCAGCGTCAGGAGTATCTGAGAAAACATCCAGAAGACTTGGAGAAAATGCGGCAGACCGCGAATCAAATGGCCTCAGATATACTGAAGAAATTGAAGCCAAAGAAATCCTGAGAACTGCAAGAGAAGGAGAAAAAGTCCACTTAATTGAATCAGGGACTACCCCGGCCTTGTCGAGAACCATGGCAATGAGTAAAGCAAGCGGGGTAAAAGTTATTACATACGCAAGCGAGAAAGCGATCTCAGTAGAAACCGGGGAAGAAGTAAGGGCATCATATGACCCGGAAAATGACGAAGTAACTGTTAGGGCAAATGATGAAAGCGCACGATCCGATCAGCTATTCAAACATGAACTTGTAGAAAGAGCTCTGCAAAAGGGCAGGATAAAACTGGAGGAATGCACCGACCATCTCAGCCGCGAACTGTCGGAAGCCGGGCTGGACGGGGACGAGGCTGTCAACACTCTTGGAAAGATATATGCAACACTTTCTGGAACAGATTTAAACAGCCCGTCACTCAGCGAAGCTGAGAGAGAAGAAATTATCAGCGAGGCCACCAAGGAAATGGTCTGCGATTCAACGGGAATTAATCAGTTTGCAGACTTTGAAGGTTACGAATCAGTAGCAGACTTGATGGATTATGTAATTTCTGTCATGGAGCCTTACCTCAACGAACGGATGGACCGTGTGTTTGACACTGCCGAGACTGAAACGTCCACCGAAATTGCGAACGAAGGCACCGACATTAACACCAAAGGCGAGAGAACTGCCGACAGCACAGCTGCCGATCTGAAAAAGATGGGTATAGTAATAAGTGATGACGGCAATGTGGCCCACATGGTGTACTCGTCGAAATTCTCCTGGAAGACGGAGGAAGAGATCAACAAGGCCGTGGCAGCATTGGTGAAAAACCTGGGAGTATCAGAGGCGGACGCAAAAGCCTTCGTGCAGTCAGAACTTTCACTGACAAATCTGATTCTGAATCCGCAGAACGTGGCAGCCATGGACTTTGAACCGGATGAAAGATATGAAGCAATCAAGAAGAACTCGGACTATCCTCAGGGAACTGTGGACTTCAACAATGATTGCAGAAAAAGAAATCCTTTCACCCAACTGTTTAACAGGCTCCAGAAACGGAATCCTAACAGGGTATTTACTGCAGAAGATCTTGAGATTATCCGTCAGAACTTGATTAAGCACAATGTCATTGTGGCCTGCGCACTTTGTTATGTGGAAGAAAGACGGCAGAAGCTCGGAGAAATTGCAGAAGGTTTCATCAACCTTTATAAGAACAACGCAATACTGGACCGTTTTGCGGGGAAAAGAGAATATGACAAGTTTGCCGAAGCTCTTGAAAAGGTGGGAGACGATAAATACATCCCGACCATCTATGACCTGATCACATACGATGGAATGAGAGCTCTGCAGGCGGAACATCCAGCAATTGCTGAGACTTTTAAGATTTTCAACAATGCGAGAGGAATGGCAGCAGGCCGTCTGATTGAAGGCAGAGCGGGATACAGAAGAGAGCTCCTGACGTATAGCCAGAAGAAAGTCAAAGCCATTAATGACGCTGGAGGGCTGAGAATCTTCTCTTACTCTGACTTTGAAGCTGTCAACCTTCTCGACATAGTGCAGATTGTCCAGGATGCCGCAATAATGGGCATCAAGATCCAGGCATACACAAAGGTGCCATCATTCGCAAGAGTAGTCCGGAACACCGGGATTAAACTGAACAGGTCCCTAATTGCTGCAGGAACCGGAGTAAAGTATGACAGCGAAGGAAGACTGGTTTTGGACCTCGACCCTGTGGAAGGTATTGACATCAATGACCCGGACTTCTTTGACTCCACTGATGACCGGGACATTGGCAACATTCTCGTCGGAATGGCAGATGAACAGATCAAACTGGCGATGGCATCGGATTTCGTGGACTACATTATCCCATTCCACACAAACCTTCCCAAAACTATATTGGAAGCAAAGGGAATTGCTCACTGGAAGAATTACAAAGACTCGCAGACCGACAAGGACAAAAAGACCGGAAAAGTTGCCGCAAAGCAGGTCAACATTTATACAGACGTTATCCAGGCAGCAAGGGCAGAAGGGAATCCTATAAAAAACAAAAAGGAGTTTGTAGAGAAATTTCTGCAGGTATGCAAAGAAAGAAACCTGACACCGAGGTTCGCCCAGTTTTTAAATGTGGACTCAAACGGAGAATATGTTTACACAGAAGGGTACCACAAATTCCTTATAGACTTCAAACTGTTTGACAAGAACGGAAACATTGTAGAACAGCAGGTGGTAAGGCCTGTATTTGATGACGCATATAACACAAAACTGATGAAAGATTATGCGGCAGGCGTGGGCTATACCAACATAACAGATGCCGTCTACAGAGATACAGTAGACGAACTGAACAAGAAGACCAAGGGAAGCGGAGTAAGATACTCATCAAAACTGAAACTGAACAAGAATGACAAAAAGTATCTGAAGGCTTTGGAAAGCGGAGACCTGGAGACAGCAAAAGAAATGGTATCAGAGGCTGCAAAAAAAGCCGGGTACACCGAGAATCTTTATCATGGTACCGCAGCATTCGGCTTTACGAAATTTGATATATCCAAGATGGATGACAAGGCATCGATATTTGCCACATCAGATCCGAAAGTCGCAGAATCATATAGCGGAGAAACAAAAAGAACAAAGATATACCAGAGACAGGGCAGGAGTGACGATGAAATAATTGATAGAATTGACAGCATGGGAGACGAAGACCTTCTGCCGCTGATTAAAGAGCACATTGACAAAAAATATGAACAGGTACCGGCAGAAAAACTGCAGGAGATGAGAGACGAGAGAGTCACAGATATCCGATTCTATGCAGACAGAGTAATGGACTATGTTGACAAGGAAACTGACGAGGCCAAGAGAACAGCGGCATCGAGACTGGCATCGAGCATGTATAAGATTGCAAGGGCGAAAAATGCTGACGATGTAGACGATTATAAGACAGACTACAACAACGATGCATGGGAAATGAAATGGTTGGATGAAGACGCGTTCTACGATATGTTTGATGGCGGAAAAGGAGTGACAACAACAGGCCTGGCCATACAAGAATTCGGAAGACTTATGGAATCAGACACCATGTTCACAAACGGAGAAAAGGTTGCAGGGTCCACACTTGAAATCTTCACACCAGGCGAGGCAAGAACAGAGCTTATCGGCACACTCAGCAAGGGGATATATCATCTTTACGGCAAAAAGGAAAACGTGCTTGAGTTTGACGCGGGAGGTGATAACTGGAACTTCATCAACACAACCAAGATTCCGAACATGAAGTTTCGGATCAAGGGTGCGTCAGGAGTACAGACTGAAGGTGCGATGTATACCTTTGATGAAGCACAAAAACTTGCAGCGGAAAGCACAAGAAGGAAGAACGGTCAGGATGATTTTATTGTACCGGAAGATGTGAGAGATGAGCTTGGAATTCTAAGAGGATGGAAATTCTCGTCAAAGAAAACCGGAGAGCCTATTCTGGAACTGGAATCTCTGCTGAGTAAGAGAGTTAATACAAGAACTATATCAGAGTACGCAAGAAACGCAGGATATGACGGAGTCATAATGCGAAATCTGAAAGACTCCGGAGGAGTGACTCCATATAACCAGCCCAGCGATGTTTACATCTATTTTAAGTCTGACGCAGTAAAGTCGGCAGACGAAGTGACTTATAATGATAACGGAGAAGTGATTCCGCTTAGCGAAAGGTTCGACCAGAAGAAAGCAGACATTCGGTACTCTTCCAAACTGCCTCTCGTGGGACATGCCAGCAACGCGAAGAATACGCCTATAGACCGGGAGTACCTTGAAGCTGTGCAACTCGGAGATGACAAGAAGAAAAAACGGATGGTGAAGGAGGCCGCAGAGAAGGCAGGATACACAGCAGAACTGTATCACGGCAGTAAAGCATTTGGTTTCACCGAGTTTAATTTGGACGAACTAGATGACAAGAGCTCCATTTTTGCAACGAGCAACGCAAAAGTCGCGGAAACATACTCTGGGAAGACACAAAGAAGAATAATCTCAGAAGCCACAAATGTATCCGACATGACAACGGAGGAAGTAGAGACCGAACTGAAGAAAGTTGCTCCGTCATATGTCCGCGTACCGGAATCGGAAATAAAGAACCAAAAAAAAGAAAAACAGGAAGCTGTCAGGAAAATAGCGGATGATATCTATGATTACACAAGGAGCGGAGACCAAGATTTTGAAACCGCACCGGGAGCAGCAAAAGCAATATCAGAAGCGATAGTCGGAGACCTGTGGAGAATTGCAAAAGCAAAGAACCTGGAAGAGCTGGAAATTGGGCAAAAGTGCCTGCGACAGGACCACAGAATATTAAGAGATAGATATCCGGAAATTGCGGCAAAAGTGCTGGACTCCGGGAGATATTTTGAGATTGCATACAAAAACAGCAGGCATCTTGAAAAAATTCTTTCGGAAGGTGGAAACTTTATTAAAAGAGAAAACCTTAGTTACAATCCGGATTATGTCGATAATTGGATCACCGAAGAACAGGCTAAAAAAACAATTATAAACAAGGGGGGAATATATCACCTATACGGAAAAGAAGACAATCTTTTAATCGTAGACGCAGAGGGAGCATTATGGGACGAAATCCCAGCAGAATCCGTCATCCAGGGGATGACAAAAAAGGAAAAGAAATATCTTGTAGCGTCGAGTGATTATTTTATGCAGGACTACGTTACGCTTGACGAGGCCAGGAAAGCGGCAGAACTAGAATTGTCATTCCTTGGAGATGAAGATGACAGCGTAGAAGAAGTAGAAGTAGAAGGGGACGGATGGCACGGGGACGGCATCATGTTTGTGTCCCGCAAAACAAAAGAAATATTATACCAGATAGAAGAAGATTTGGACGCTGCAGACGAGTCATTCCTCAGAACAAGAGAAGTTGCAGAGTATGCGAAAAACCAAGGATTCTCAGGGGTAAAAATCATGAACTTAGTTGATGATGGGCCAAACGGGAGGACAAAAGAAACAAGCGATGTCTATATATACTTCGACCCATCACAACTAAAATCAGCAGACGATGTGGTTTATGGCGATGACGGGAAAATTATTCCTCTTAGCGAGAGATTCAAAGAGGACCGGAAAGACCTGCGGTATTCCTCAAAGTTGCCTCTCATGGACTATGAAGGACGGAAGTATGTCAGGGAACTGAGCGAGAAGTACGAAGCGAAGATCAAAGACCTGAAAGACAAGGCCTACAGACGGCAGGCAGCACAGAGACTGCTCCGGAGAGCGAGAGCACTGCAGCAGCTTGCAAGAAGAAGAGGAAGCCTGGACTTCAAGGCACAGGTGGACAAGCTCATCGGAGACCTGGATACAGTATCTGTCGGGATGAGAGAGAACACAAGAGAAGCCCTCACAGCCCTTCGGGAAGAAGTTATGGCACAGTGTGCGCTGGACCCGGATTACAAAGCAGTATTCGGAGACAGGTATGATAAGCTGTTTGTGAGACTGACACAGAAGCATATTTCAGAGATGACGCTGTCAGAAATCATTGAGCTCACAGAACAGATTGTAGCACTGGAGCACTCCAAGAGAACATATGACAGGGAAATCCTGGACAATGACGCGAGGAAGTTTGCAGAGGAAGGCAGGAAGGGCGTAGAACAGCAGAAGAACATAAAAGGTCTCAACTTCAAAACGGAGATCGGAGCTCTCATCGGGAAGTATAAGCTCTATATGCTGAACCCGGTAAGAGCCATGGCAATGCTTGACGGGTACCAGAAGGACGGAGTCTTCACAAGATACGGGAAGATGCTGAACGATGGACAGACAAAAGCTGCTGAATTCCGAATGAGAGCAGAGAAACTGTTTGAGGAGCTGCACAACAACGATAAGCTGGTGAAGGACTTCTCAAAGCAGGATATCGAGATTGACACCATGGAAGGCAAGAAGAAGATCTCAAAGGGAATGAGGATTGCTCTCTATATGCACCTGCAGAACCCGGACAACATAAAGCATATTGCTTACGGCGGAATCACCATCCCGAACGAGAAGCAGTACAGAAAAGGGAAGTACACAAACGCATACAATACCGGAGAGACCATACACTTCGCTCCCTGGAACAATGGGAAAGGTGCAGTGGAAACCATGAAGGCCATCCGGGAGATCACAAAGCAGATGACACCGGAAGAAATCGAGTACGCAAAAACCTGCAATGTGTTCTTCAACCAGATGTGCAAGGATGCCATCAATGAAACTTCCATGAAACTGCAGGGAAGAGAACTTGCCATCGTGGACAACTACTTCCCAATAAGAGTTAATCCGAACTTCCTTCAGCAGGAGATGAGCGGACTAACGCAGAATGGAACCATAGAAGGAATGGGAATGCTGAAGGAAAGAACGGGAGCCCTGAACCCGGTACTCCTGGAGGATGTCTCACAGGTAGTAATGAGGCAGACACAGAACACTTCCATGTATTACGGAATGGCTATTCCTATCAGGAACTTTAACCGCTTCTACAACTATGTAGCTACAGAATTCAAGACATCAATGCAGCAGGCCGTGTCTGACACATGGCATGAAGCAGGGAAAAACTATCTGAAGAATCTGGTAGCGGACCTGCAGTTTGGAAGACAGACACAGCGAAACTGGCTGGACAGCCTGAAGGGACTGTACGCAGGAACGGCACTCAATGTGAATCTCGGAGTGGCAATCAAACAGTCCGCCTCTTACCCCTTCGCGGCATCCGTCATCGGATGGAAGCCTCTGCTGAAGGCCATGGGAGCAACACTGAAGAGAGCAGATTATGCCTATATGGATTCCATTACACCATGGTCCTACATGAGAAGACAGGGACTGTCCGGGACCGAAATGGGCGAAGTAGCAAAACAGAAGACAAAGCTGGACAACAACAAGGCACTGCAGAAAGTAAAGTCTGCGCTGAACTGGATTCAGATTGTAGACGTAAAGACTACGAATGTACTTTTCACAGCTTCCGAGTATTATGTGCAGGACCACTATCCGGACCTTGAAAAGAGAGGACCTGAGTACAGTGAGAAGGTAGCAGAAGTGTATAACGAGATGCTGCAGAGAACACAGCCTTCCTATGATGTAATGCAGAGAAATGAATTCCTGCGGGACAAGGGAGACATGATGAAGGTCTTCGGCATGTTTAAGACCCAAACATTCAATATGGGCGGAGAAATTATCGATGCTTATGAGAAGTGGAAAGCACACGCGGAATATGCAAAGAAGGACAAGTCATATCAGAAACTTGCAGCGGAGTCCAGAAAAGCATTTTTCAACACCGCAGTAGCGACAGCAGCGTCACAGATGATGCTGGCAGTACTGTCCGCAGTGGCAGCAGCAGTGATGCACCGGATGAAGCCATACAGAGATGACAAGGGAGAAGTAACCGCAGAATCTGTAGTAGGAAAAGTCCTGAGCGATTTTGTGGGAAGTTTCGCAGGGATGGCGATGTTCGGCAACGAGGTATGGGAGTACGGCAAAGCACTGGCTACAGGAGAAAAGATATATGATATCGAATATCCTGCGCTGGAGATTGTAAACGGCATCCGGACCTCGACAACAGAAGCGGCCACGGCAGTGAAGAAGGCACTGAACAGCAAAAAGGGAGATGATATCGACGCTGCAAGAAAGAAGATGATGACCGCAGCACTGGAACTGGCGAAGCTGAAAGGTATTCCTGCTCAAAACATTTACAATGTTATGAACGCAGTCTATCTCTGGGGACAGGAAATCACAGACGATGAAGGGAAGCTCTTCGATGCAGGAGAAGGCCTGCTCGGATATACCGACACATCTGTGTCAAAGGACCAGTACGCGGAAAGAGCTGCAGAGGCCTACGCCTCCGGAGACACCGAAGCAGGAGACAAGTGGTCAGAGAAGACCACAGAAAAGAAACTGCAGAAGGCTATGTACGGAGACCAGGGCATCGATGAGGATTCCTCAAAGGCCATGGTGGAATATGTCAAGGCAGGCGGAGACGCTGCGGACTTTGAGAAAGGAAAGTCACTCGGAAAAGAGCTGGAAGAAAAGGACATCAAGGGAGACGAAGTCTATGCATATGTAGTTGATTCCAAAGACTATTCCAATCAGGAGAAGATAGCGTGGTTCAAATCATCCACCACCAGAGCAGAATCGAAAAAGTACACAGCGTGGAAAAATGCAGGATATGGAGACTGGGACTTCCTGAAGTACCGTTCTGACCTGAGTAAATTCTCCGGAGACGGAAAGCAGGAAAAGATAGTCAACTATATCAAGACACAGACCACAGACACAAAAAAGAGGAAGGCACTCTGGCTCCTGGCAGGCTACAAGGAATCTTCCTTCGACAAGAACATGAAATAGTTTTCCTCCATCGGGACCCCTCCGGGGGTCCCTTTTTCTAGGTGCATATGTGACCGGATTACGGATATGATCTAGATATGAAAAGACAGAGGGAGGACACAGCATGGCCTATATTCCAATCACGATCTCATTTGTAGCACTACTATTCAGCCTTTACCAGTTTGCAAGCAAGAATAACAAGGAAGAGACATCCCAGATAACCACAGTCCTGATAAAGCTGGAAGCGATAGCAGAGAGCATTCTGGAGCTCAAGGGGGATGTGCGGTCCATGCGCGATGACCTCAATGACCTGCGGGAGAGGATCACCAGGGTGGAGGCATCCGCAAAGCAGGCACACAAGAGACTTGACCATATGGAAGGAAAGGAGAGCAGATCTGATGATTGATTGGAGAAGGAAGTTGACGAGCAGGAAGCTGTGGATGTCTGTGGCAGGATTCGTCACAGGCCTCATGATTTATATGGGACACTCGGAGGCGGAGGCCTCCCAGGTGGCAGCCCTGATTCTCTCCGGAGCATCCATCATAGCGTACTGCATCGGAGAAGGACTCGCTGACGGCGGAAATCAGTCAACTGATTAAGTCAACTAATTAAGTCAACTAATTGAGAAAGAAAGTTGAATCTAGCCAATAAAAGTTGAATGAAAGAAAGGAGAATCATGGAACGCACACCGGAATTTGAACAGAAGGTAAAGGACCAGGAGCATAGCACATTTAAGACACCGGAACTGGACCAGATGACCCAGGAAGAGTTTGATCAGGTAATCCCTGCAACCGGACCGGCAAAACCGGAGGAGGCGGAGAAGCTCAGAAAGGGAACCGGACCGGCATCCGAGATCAAATAGGAGGAGCCATGGGAAGTCTTGAAGGATTGATCGCAACGGGGAAGTCCTTTGTGGGATATATTGAAAAGGCCTCCAATGCATATCTGGATTCACTGAAGGATAACCGAGGCAGCAGGAACTATACCTGCTTCGCCAGAGATGTGAACGCAGCAGGCCTCGCAGGATGTCAGGCACAGCCCTGGTGCGCGACGTTTCAGTTTGCACTGGAGATGTACGAATTCGGCAAAGCGGAAGCCTTGAAGCACTGGTGTATGACGGACAGGACCTATGTAGGATACAACTGCTTTTCGACACAGTCTGCTTTTGAAAGAAAGAAGAAGACTGGAAGGGTCCCGAAGCTGGGTGCGCTTGTCATCTTCAATTATTCCCACATGGGAAGAGTTATTCGGATCTATAAAAAGTATGGTGCTACATGGTTCGACTGCCTGGAAGGGAACACCTCCTCCGCACAGGATGACCGGAACGGGGGAATGGTGGCAATCAAGGAACGCAGGGCAGATGATGCGAACATCAGAGCATTCTGCTATATAGACTATCCGGAAGAGACTGTGGAGCCGGGATGGAGACTGGCTGCAGATGGGGTCCGGTGGTGGTATGAATTTGCGGACAGAAACTGGGCAACAGGACTGCAGGAGCTGGAGAGCAGTACCGGCAAGCATAAGTATCTTTTCGATTCTATGGGGTATATGCTTACAGGATGGCAGCAGGATCATGGCAATTGGTATTATTTTGATGACACAAAAGGAAGCCCGAACGAGGGAGCCATGTGGCGTTCTGACGATACGGGAGCCCAGACATTGTGGACCTTGTGATGCATGTTTTGATGCACGAAGCTCCGAAATACCTATAATATAGGCATACACCGTGGGTTCAAGTCCCACTGGCTGCATTTTTTGACGATCAGAAAACCGCACAGCAAAGCCAATTTTTGGCTTGGTTGTGCGGTTTTCTTGCTGCTCTCGGCTCTCTGGCCTTTTCGACCCGAAGCATAAATTCGGTATACAGGTACATCTTTTCGGTACATTTGATGCACGTTTTGATGCACGAAACATCCTTTGTATTCTCCGGTATTTCATCACAAAAGAGCAGTAATGATGCACGATTTATACAGTAGCGGAGATAGTACTGAACGCCTTCAGAATCTTCCTGTCCTGCTTTACCTTTTCAAGGTCAATCACATTCATATAGATTCGTTTCATGACATAGCTGCCTTCGGCCCATCCGCCTCGCTTTTCGATGAAAAGGTCCGGGACTCCGTGTGCATGGAGATAGGACGCTGAGAAGTGCCGTAAATCATGGAACCGGAAGTGAGGAAGATTCGCCTTTTTGATAGCCCAGGCGAACGCATCACTGATATAGGACGGATTCACGGACAGGAGTCTGCCGTCTTCGTTCTCCGGGAGCGACAGAAGGAATTCAATAATGTTTGCAGGCATTGGGACGGACCGGTAGGAGGCATAAGTCTTGGGGAAAGGCTTAAGGACATATTCCTTATCATCATTCAGGATCATGCTGTTATGGACATGGATGACATTCCCTTCGATGTCTGACCGCATGAGACCGCAGACCTCTCCACGGCGGAGCGTTCCAACGGATGCCAGATAGATAGCTGCTTTGAGCTGGTCATTGGTGACAGTGTTGAGAAGCGTCCGGATATCCGCATCTGAGGGGCAGTAGTAATCCTGCTTCAGTTTGGAAGGAAGAGTGACCACAAGGTCAAAGCTGGGAGCAAACATCTTAAGAGCAGATATAAACAGCAGAGCATTGTTTCGGACCGTCTTGGGCTTCAGACGGGATGACAGACAGCTTATCCACACCTGGATGTCATGGTTTGTAACCTTCACCAGAAGGATATCACCGAAGGGAGGACCGAAATTATTACGAAGCATAGCACGATAGGGGCGGACAGTGGACGGAGAGAGGACCTGCTCTTTTGAGTCTATATACATTTTCACAGCATCCTTCACCGTCATCCTTCCGTCGATGTCTCTCCGGTGATTCATCCACTCATCTGCAAGCATATTGGCCTCGAGGGCAGTAGAAGCAGTGAAGGACTTTGTATGATACTTCCCATCGGAGCCTTTGTACTTCCGCTGGACCCTTACATTCCCAGAAGGGAGGACGCATTTCTTTTTCCTTGGCATATATATTCCTCCTTGACAAATGAGAACATTTGTTCGATAATCTGATCAGGGAATTTTGCTACCTTGCAGCCAAAAGGGTGGAGACTTATGGATGACTACAAGGAACAAATACTGGAGATGATCCGGAAGATGGATGATGAGAGGATGCTCAGATACATCTTCAAGATCATATCCAGTCTCGTAAATGGAAAGAAGAGTAGCCAGTAGGTTACTCTTCTTTTTTTGATGCCGTCTCAATAAACTTCTTTGCAATCTTTTCCAGCTCTATCCAGGATGACTCGTCGAGCTGCGCGAGAGTCTCTATCAGATCCCTTTTGAACTTCATATCTGTATTGAACAGGTCCGCCGCGAATTCTGCTATCGTATCCATCCGGGACTTCTGCACGAACATTTCCCCTTCTCCGGTACGGAGCCAGGTCTCATTGACATTAAAGGTCCTGCAAATGAGAGAGACAACAGCCGCGCTCGGAGAATTGTCCCCGCTTTCATATTTGGCAATGGTATTGCGCTTGCTACCGATTCTGTCAGCGAATTCCTGCTGAGTGAGATCTAATTCCTTTCTAAGTTTCTTAATCCTTTCATTCATATCATCACCACCTTTCGTATAAGAGGATTATAAAACCTAGATGTCCTTTTGTCAACAAAATGTGATTTAAGGACTAAAAAACAGTTGACAAATGTCCTTAAAGGAATTATCATTGTCCTGTAAGCAACAAATAAATGTTACGGAGGGTGAAGAAATGGAGACATACACAACCAGATATCAGGCAGAGAAGGTCAGAAGGACAGACCCCTATCACAACAGTACAGAAAGAATCGTCAAGGTCACAGGCGGATACGCACTGATGACGGAGCAGGAGTATCAGACCTGGAAGAGACAGAAGTAAAGGAGGAAAGAGATGCCGAAAAGAAGATTCACAGAGCAGGAACGGGCAGATGGAGACAGAGCCTGGAGGAGAATGTCCGAAAAGGCACAGCTCTTTTACGAGAACACGCCACTGGCAAGACTGTGGAAGACGGAAGATGGTTTCTTCCTTTCTCTCTTTGGAGAAGAGGCAGCAGGACCGTTCACTTTTGAAAAAGCAGATAATGCCTTTGCAGCACAGCAGATTCAGAACGAATTCCTAGACGAGTGCGACAACATCGCAGACGAATGCGAAGCAGAAGGACATCCGTCTCACGGAAGCAACTATGAGTCCAGAGTGCAGGCTCTGGAGAACTGGTACAAGGAACAGTATTCGTTTTTCTAAAAAGGAGGGATGACATGACCGAAATCGAGAAGGGAGCGATGAAGACCATCGCAGAAGCCATGCCGCACATGACCGAATATGACCGAGGGTCCTTTGTGGGATTCGCCAGAGGACTCCTGTCAGCACAGCAGCAGAGAAAGGAGGCAGAGGATGACATTCCTGATGAGTCAGGACGGGAAAACGCTTTTGAATCTGAAGCGGGTGAGACAGATTGACGTTGTCGAAACGTCCATCATGGTATGGACGGATTACGGCACCGAGGTAAAGATGGCGGAATACAATTCCGAGACCACAGCCGAGAAAGCAATGCTTGACCTTACCAAGGACATTTACCAGGGACACATGCTGGTGTTCCTGATGCCAGAGGAGGGATGGAACGGTGCTCTATATTAAGGCAGAAGAAAAGACCGTGGAGATCACGGTAGAAGGAACGGGACAGGAATTGACAGAAGAAATCTTCAACGTAATGAAGGGAATGGTCCAGAACTTTGACGCGCAGGGCGGAGAAGAAGCGGGGACGGCATTCGCAGCAACCATAATGGCAGCACTGGACCAGGCATGGTCCGAGAGGCCGGGATACGCTTCGATGAAAGAGACTGCCGAAAAGATAGTGAGAGTGGCGAAATCCGGAAAAATTGTGGGGGTGAAGGCATGAAAGAAGCCTATGAGAATACGATTCAGGAAGCCATGGACGAATTCGTGGTCCAGGTGAAGAAACTGAAAGTGTATAAGAAGTGGACAAACCGGGAACTGGCGGACCACCTGGGATGCACTGTGCGGACCGCAGAGAATCTAACCATCCGCCCACTGTCGGCAAGGGGCAGGAACATCCTCCGGATTCAGCAGTGGCTGAGAGAGGAAGAAAGGAAGAGAAAAGATGGGTAAAGGTCCGGAATACATCCCGCTTGCGACAGAACCGGGAAGATCATTCCTGCAGGCGGAGAGAGAAGACCTGGAAGAGACTCCTCTGATGGACTTTCTCATGGGGCTCTCAGGATATATGGAGCTGATGGCAGCAGGGGCAGCACTGCTCCTGACGGCAATGTTATTTATCTCAATGTAAGAAAAAACGCACCGAGCTGGAGACTCGATACGTTTTGGGTGATGGACTTGGAAAGGTCATCACCTCTATTATAACACACTTTTCAAATAATGGAGGGAAAAATCATGGCAACAAGAAAAAACGAAGCAACCGTAGAAATCAGACCGTTAGACATCCGGGAGATCAGAATCCGCCTGGTGGGGGATTCGCCTCTTATCGTCCATGCGTGGAGCGAGAAGGCGAAGAAGATGATGCTGGATGCCCAGACGGGCGCGACAAAGACAAAAGCCAGAGAGAAGAGAAACCCGATAGCAGACTTTGCCAACAGCCTGTACTGGCTCACGGAACAGCCAGAGGTAGAGACAGAGGAAGACTTCCTGGAAGCAATGCAGGACGGGGCGAAATTTGGCTTTCCGGTATGCGCATTCAAGCAGGCCGCAAACAGCGCAGCATACCGTCTTGGATGGGTGAAGAACCAGATGGTGCTCAGAGGGTCCTACTTCCTTAAAAGCGAATATGGAAACTTTGCAGAAATCAAAGGCAGCGTTCCGGAAATGAGAGAGGACATGGTGCGTATCGGAATGGGGTCAGCAGACCTGCGGTATCGCGGAGAGTTTAAGAATTGGTACTGCGATATGACGCTTGAATATAACGCCAGCGGGGAGATGACGCTGGAACAGATCCTGAACGTCATCAATGCGGGAGGATATGTCTGCGGAGCTGGTGAGTGGAGACCGGAGAAGGATGGAGACTTCGGACGATTCCACATCGAGACAATTCCTGACGAAAAGTAATCACGGCAGGAGGGGTAAGTTGTGGCGCGGCGAGTCCTGGCGCAGTCTGGTGGGGCTAGTCGGGACGGGGCAGGGCGTGGCAGGCATGGCGAGTTATGGCGGGGATACTAGGGGCAAGGCACGTTCTGGAACGGTGCAGTATGGCGGGGCATGGCAGGCAAGGATGGGTTAGGCACGTTCGGGTGGGGTTGTGCGAGTTACGGTTTGGCAGGGTTCGGCGCGGCAGGCCAGGCGCGGCAAGGCAATTGTGGGCGTGGCAAGGCAAGGTACGTCATGGCAGGGCAGGAATGGCAAGGCGGGGCATGTAAAGGATTGGCAGGGTTCAGCATGGCAGGCATGGTTAGGTCAGGAAGGTGCGGCTTGTTGAGGCTTGTCAGGGAAAGGCAGGGGCTGGTTAGGCAAGGCAGGCATGGTAAGGCTAGGCGCGGACAGGCCGGGTAAGGATTGGCGCGGTCAGTCAAGGTGGGCAGGCAAGGAAGCCAAATATATAAAGGAGGAAACCATGGTCTACCAGAAAAAGTATGAATGGGCAGGATACTCTTACAAAGTACCTGCCCAGGTAGTAGGAGAACATGTGGCTGCCATCGAAGAAAGAGACGGCGAAGTAACAAAGGAATCATTTCTCGATTCCGCCAGAAGCAAAAAGTCACCGGTACATGCCCTGTTTGAATGGGACAACAGGAAAGCAGGAGAAAAGTGGAGGCTGCAGCAGGCGAAGAACATCCTGTCCTGCCTGAGAATCCAGATAGTAAACGAAGGACAGAACCCGATAAGAACAAGAGCCTATATCAACACTGTCCCAGGGAGAGATAACGGAAGGTTTCTCAGCATTGAGACAGCCATGTCCAGAGTTGATACAAGAGAAGGCGTTCTGACAAGGGCAAAAGCGGAGCTCACATCGTTCACGGAGAAGTACAGAACATTGGAAGAACTGACGGGAGTGATCGAAGTGATCGACGATTTTCTGAACGAAGAAGAATGAAAAAAGACCTGTCATTTGGGGATGACAGGTCAGGGGGTGAAGTACTTATAGACAAGAACATTGTACTTCATTCTGCTGAAAAATGCAATACGGAAACGGGGCTGAAAACGTGGCAACCATGCCACTTTCAGCCTCGATTAAACGGACTAACTTTAGGTGATCCAGATGAAGTACGAAATATTGTCATACAGATGCGGAGCAACCATAGAGACCATCAAATACATCCCGAAGCAGTACAGGGGAGAGGCATCCGGGATACGGAAGGCAAAACCGGAGAAGAAGTCTCCGGAGGAGATACGGGAGGCCAATGCGAGACAGGCAGCGAGGAAGCTGGTCCGAAAACTGAATGCCAACTTCCGTCCAGGGGACCTGCACATCATCCTCACATACGCCAAGGAAGAGAGACCGGACCCGGAGAGAGCGAGAGAGATCGTCAGACGATTTCAACAGCTCGTCCGGAAGGAATACAAACTGCGTGGGGAAGAATATAAGTACATCCTCGTCACCGAGTATAAACGGACGGCAATCCACCACCATCTGGTGACCAACAATATCAATGACGGAACTGTCACATCAAAGGACATCATCCGGAGATGCTGGAGGGCAGCAGGAGGAACCGGCAGGCCTAAATATGTGGACCTGGACGAGACCGGAAGCTATGAAAGACTCGCTGCCTATCTCATCAAAGAGACATCCAAGACCTATGCAGAAGACGGAGGGTGGAAACAGAGATATTCCTGCTCACGGAACCTGATCAATCCAAAACCGGAGAGAAGGACCGTCACGCTGAAGAAGCTGTGGAATCTGAACCCGGTGCCGAAGGAGGGATACCACATCCTGCAGGACCTCATATACAACGGGATAGATAAAGCGGGGTATCCATACCAGAGATATTACCAGGTGAAAGACAGACCATCACCGGAGGACTGGATGCCTCCGGAAAGAAGGAAGGAGAAGAAATGGAAAAGAGAGAGATGCCAGAAGGCACAAATCCGGGAACGGGTGCATGCAGATTCTGCGGACAGACAAGGCTGTTCCCTGACGGCGGGAGCTGGAGCACGGAGGAGCTCGACGAAGCTGCCACCGGACTCTGCTCCTGTGCGGAAGCGCAGAGGGACAGAGAGAAAGAGAAAAGAACCAACACCACACTGAGACAGATCTCTGAGATTTTTGCAAAGGAACCGGAGATCGAAGAGCTGATGACAGAGCTTATCCCCGTCATCATGGACGGCATTATCCGCAAAGTCACAGTGGAGACAGAGGACGGAGTAAAGGCGGCAGTCTGGCTCACAAAGGGGAAAGTCAATGTGAACCGAAAAAAGCTGTCTAACAGGACAGTGACCATATGATATCCGATGAGATCCGGAAGGCTGCATGGTCCGTGAGGGACAGCTCTCATCTGGGAGAATATCTCGGATCAGAATGGAACAGTGTATGCGAGACCACATTTCACTACTACAGAGACAGACTGGAGCCGAATCTCATCTGGTACGACACAGACGAAAACCGTCTGATGGAGAAGCACCTGCGGGAGTGGGTGAGAATGGGCAGGCCTGAAAAGAGGCCCATGCCCTATGACATGGAATCCTTGCTGGATGATTAGATATATCACGAACTTATTGAACGGCAGCAGGGCAGGGGAGAGCGATCCTCTCCCCGGAAAGGAGGAGAAGTGAGAATTTACTTATCAGGTCCCATCTCAGGGACCACAGACGCAGAGCAGAGGTTTGGCGATGCCCAGAAGCTGCTCGAAGAGATGGGCTATGAGGACATAGTCAATCCTTCATGGCTTGTAAAGGTGCTGAACCCGAAGACAGCAGACAGGGAGGACTATATGGGGATCTGTCTTGACCTGCTTGACGGGTGCTGTCTCATGGTTCAGCTGGACGGATGGCAGAACTCCCTTGGATGCCAGTGTGAGTATGGCTTCGCCAGAGGGCGGAACATCTGCTGCATGACGCTGACAGAGATCCAGGAGGAGAAGGAAGACGAGGAGGAAGACGAACCGTGGAACAGTTACTGCGTACACTGCTTGCACTGATCATAGGCCTGTTCATCCTCTTGGCAGGATTCCCGATCACCTGCCTCGCAGAGGAATCGAGTCCCGAAAATGGGACTCAGTACGAAACACAGGTGGAAGGACACTGGGTGCCTTTAGGGGAATTTAAACTGACCTTTTTCTGTAACTGCAGACGCTGCTGCGGACGCTGGGCGGGAGGACCGACCGCGTCAGGGACCATGCCTGCAGAGGGCAGGACCGTGGCCTGCGGATCGCTTCCTCTGGGAACAAGAATCCTCATCGCGGGACAGGGCGAGTATGTAGTGGAAGACCGAGGCGTAACCGGAAGACACATTGACATATTCATGGCAAGTCATTCTGCCTGCCTCCGGAACGGGGTAAAGCAGGCCAATGTCTTCCGCTGGGTGCAGGATTAAGGAGGGATCATGACAGAAGATATCACATGGTGTGCAAGACATTGTCTGAATCATAAATGCAAGAGACACCCGTGCCATATCCGGGACTTCAGAATCCCGCACAGCTATGCATTCCTGGACACCACATCTGTCTGTGAAGGGAGAAAAACAAAGGATGAGGAGAATACAGATCATCTGTGACCGGTGCGGGATGGAAATCTCCGGGAACAGCTACCGCTTCAGACTTCAGATGCTTGATAAAAGCGGAGAAGTCGAATTCGGACCGGAACTCATGCCTCGTCCCATGCCAGATGTGGCGGAGAAGATGACGAAGCTGGAGTATTGCCCGAAGTGCGCTGCACTCCTGGTGGATCTCATCGGAATCGACAAGCCGAAATCGGAACCGGAAAAACCCAAACCGGAAAAGACCAAACCAAAGAAAGAAGAGAAACCTGAAACAAAAGAAGAGAAGCCGAAGCCCTGGGACGGGATAAAGATTCCCATGATCAAAGGAAAGCCTCTCGATATAGAGAGACTGGTGGAACTCCGCAACAGGAGATGGACCGTACTGGACATCTCCAATGAGCTGGGAGTGGGCATGACCACAGTCCAGAAGATTCTAAGAGAACTGGAAAAGAAGGGGGCAGTACCAAATGGAATTTGAAGTTATGAGAGTGAGACTTACATTTGTGGATGAGGTCCTGGGGACCTGCAGTGGGAACGTGGACCTGCACAGAGAATATATCGCATCCAAGGCACCGGACGCGAAGAGCAGGGAAGAAGAGATAGCAGCCCTGGGAGTAGAAGCAGAGATCGAAAAGACCATGACTGTCTTTCCGAGGAATAAGGACGGAGAGCCCATATTCTGGAATTACCAGATCAAAGGTTTCATGAAGAGTGCCTGCTCTGCACTCCGAACCATCAAGGGGACGAAGTCCAAAGACCTGAAGGCCTACAAAAAGCATATCGACCTGAATATTTTCGTCTTCGCGGATGCAGACAAAAAGGCGGACCGGGAGATCGTCATCCATACAGATGACAGCATCGATGACTGCCAGAGACCTCTCCGGGCATCCACACCGCAGGGGGAAAGAGTCGCTCTCGCCAATTCTGAAAGCATAGCACCGGGAGCATGGTGCGAATTTGACATCCTTCTGATGGAGCCGAACGACCGGAAGCTCGTCGAAGAGTGGCTGGACTACGGACTGCTGAACGGCATGGGCCAGTGGCGGAACTCCGGGAAGGGAGCATTCACCTGGGCAGAAGTGAAGAAATAACACCAGAAGCAGAGGAAAAGCACCGAGTTGTTAGGCTTTGGCAGGGGAAAAGAAAAGACTAGCATGGGAACGGCGATGTGATGCACTGCAAGGTCAGGGCAACGCAACGATGGCAGGGGGTTGCAAAGGCAAGGAAGAGTTTTGACTCGCAGTGGCGTGGAACAGCTTTGCTCGGAGCAGCTGTGGCCTGGAACGGAAAAGATTCGCCTCGGAAGAGTTTAGAACTGTTGAGAAAAGGCATAGCGAAGAGTGGTGTTGCGCGGGAAAGGCGAAGAATTGCGATGAAAAGCACAGGAGAGGCGTGGAGTCGCTCGATATGCGACGGCAAAGGAAAGCGTGGATGCGCGGCGGATTCGCAATGTCTGAAATGCAGTGGAATGGAAAAGACATGCGTGGCTTAGGAGAAGCGTAGCTAAGAAAGGCAGTGGCATGGAACAGATGGCAATGCTATGGAACTGACTCGCATTGCGAAGGCAAAGAAATGACGCGAGGGGCATTGGAACAGAGAAGCAACGTGTGCAGGGCTTTGGAAGGGATACGCTCGGATGCGAACTGCAACGGAACGGCTAGGAAATGCTGGGAGCGGGACTGCATAGGCTTGGCATTGCGATGCGAGGTTATGGAAGAGCAATGCATCGCGGGGGAACTGAATAGAAGAGCCACACAGAGCAGCGGAGAAGAAGAACATTGCGTGGCAAGGAAAAGGCGTGGAATCTAGACGAAAGGCATAGGCTTGGAAGGGGACTGTGCGGAGTAGATACGCGTAGAAATTGAATAGCTAAGAATTGATGTGGAGCGGAAAGGAGGCAGCAGGATGAATGATGGAGGGATGACGGGAGATGACTGACAAAGAGAAGAAAGAACGGAAGTCTTTTCGCGTGGAGATCAAGGCGAGGAAGCTGGTCATCAAGAAGCTGGAGACCGCGATCAGTGCTCTGGAGAAGACAGCGGACAGGAAGAAGGCCGAAAAGGCGGCAAAGCGCGAGAAACTGCTTGAGTATAAGACATACAACGAAGCGCAGGATGCATACGGTTACGGCTTTATCACAGAGGAAGAATTCGATGAGATTGTCGAGTTTCTTGAGAAGTCGCAGGAGATTGTGGATGAGCCAACGGCGGAAGAGATTGCGCTCAAAATATTGCTGAACTGGCGGCATCACATGGGGCTGGAGATTGCAAGCCTGGAGTTTGAGATGCTTCCGAAGGAAGAGCAATCGCGGATACTGGAAAAGAACATCGAGATCCTGCAGAAGCGTAAAGAACGCCGGGAGGAGGGCGAATGATGGATAAGAATGAAATAATTGAACGCCTTGAAAGGCTTGCAAGATGTGCGGTTCATACCGTAGGTGAACTACCGTTTGTCATGAGCCTTGATGATGGGATAGCGATTCATGAAGCTATTGATATGTTGCGATCACAGCCAGAACCACACTGGATTCTGTGCAGTGAGAGACTGCCAGAGAACCGTAGACAGGTTCTTGTGTATGCAAGAAGTGTTCATTATGCATTGGCGAAGTATGACGAGATGCGAGAAGCGGATGGGACATATAAAAAGCAGTGGGTGACATTTGATGCTTGGAAGCCGTACTACACAATCAAAGAAGTCATTGCCTGGATGCCCCTGCCGGAGCCGTACAAAGGAGGAGAGGGGAAATTATGACAGCAACAATAATCAGCAGCATGATCTGCTGGACCATAGGGGCCATCACGGGAGTGGTGCTCATGTTCCAGGTCTCCAAGGCCATGGTGGACAAGGTAAGGCAGCAGGAGGAAGAGAGGCACAGAGACCTGATAAAGCACATGAACACTGCCTCCGAGCACTGGCAGGATATCGTCATTGATATCCAGGACGAGGTGAGAAAAGGCCATCTGCAGAACCGGAGCATAAAAGACCAGGAGATGATCATAAAGGCCTGCATAGCAAAGGACCGGACAGAAGAGAAGGCCGAAGTGATAAAGGTGACAGCAGATTGAGCACAAATGGCAGCAGGATGACGGAGGGGAGAGTTGAACGATAGGATTTCAGAGAAGCTGAAGTGTCCTTTCTACAGAAAGATTCTGAGGACCAAGAGATTCACAGGAATAGAGTGTGAATCTCTTTGCCATGAAGACTATCTGGGCTTTGCCATGACTACGGTGCATCGCTTTAACAACTACGGAGATATGAAAGATTACACAGAATTATTCTGCTGTGATCGCTGGACCGAGTGTCCGCATTATAAAGCTGTTATGAAAGGACGCTATAGCAAATAGGGGAATGGATGCACCTGCGGTTAGTAGGTGCATTTTTTTCTGGACTTTTGCCAACATAAAAGAAAAGGTGTCGCCGACCGGAAAGGGTGTGAATCAAATGGCAAAAGGTAAATATGAGCAGTGGTTGACGAAGGAGGGACTGTTAAGAATCCAGGGCTGGGCGCGGGATGGACTGACAGATGAACAGATTGCAAAAAACATGGGAATCTCTCGCTCTACCCTTAATGCATGGAGAGAAAAGTATTCGGACATTTCGGACACTCTAAAAGAAGGGAAGGAAGTTGCGGACCGGATCGTCGAGAACGCCCTGTATAAAAGCGCACAGGGCTATATGGTCACAGTAAAGAAACCTATTAAGATCCATGTCATCGAATACGCCTCCGGAACAGGAAGAAAGAAAAGAGAGTATGACAAGATTGTCCAGGGCGAAGAGGAACAGTGGATTCCGGGACAGGTAACCGCGCAGATCTTCTGGCTGAAGAATCGGAAACTGGATAAGTGGCGTGATAAGCCCGTAGACGAGACTATCGACAACAACATCACTATAAGTTTTGATGGTAACGAAGATTATGCTGAATAGTCACACTTTGAAAGGAGACTATATGGAACAGTGGAAAGAAGTGGAAGGAACTGACGGGAAAATAATGGTAAGTAATTACGGCAGAGTAAAGTCCCTGCTGAGGGACGGACGAGTCCTGAAGGCAACACCGGACAAGAAAGGGTACTTAAGACTGCGAATAACTCTGAAGAGAAAGAAGATAGTGTACAAAGTACACCGTATAGTTGCGAAAGCATTTATTCCAAACCCGAACAATCTTCCACAGGTAAATCATAAAAACGGGGATAAAACAGACAACAGAGTCGAGAATCTGGAGTGGGTTTCCAACAGAGAAAACGCAATTCATGCCAGAGACACAGGACTTTGGGAGACCGTCATCAGAGGAGCAAGGGAAGAAAACAGGAAAAGGATGAGGCCTGTTATTGGGAAGTACAAAGACGGAAAAGAGAGAAGATTCGCAAGCATAAGTGAAGCAGAGAGATACATAGGTTCAAGACATATTTGCGATGTTCTGAAAGGCAAAAGAAGACATGTAAAGGGATGGACGTTTTTGTACGAGGGGGTGATGCAATGACAATCGAGCTTAACACTCCCAACGAGAAACAGGCGTTATTCCTAAAGGATCACCATAAATACATTGGGTTTGGTGGAGCTCGCGGTAGGCGGAGGTAAATCGTGGGCAGTGAGAGCTAAAGCAGTACTTCTGTGCCTCAGATACAGAGGAATTCATGTTGGAATCATAAGACGTACCTATCCGGAACTGGAAGCAAACCATATCAAGCCCCTGAAACGCCTGCTGAAGGTAGGCACAAAGGAAGCCGCAGCGAAGTACAACGAGCAGAAAAAGGAGATGCGTTTTGCGAACGCCTCCGAGATACTGTTCGGATACTGTGCGACGGACTCAGACCTCGACCGGTATCAGGGTACAGAGTATGATGTGCTCTTCCTGGAAGAGGCCACACAGCTCACCGAGTACCAGATAAAGACCCTGACAGCCTGCGTCCGTGGCGTAAATGACTTCCCAAAACGAATCTATTACACCATGAACCCCGGAGGGAAGGGACATGGCTATATAAAGCGCATATTCATTGACAGAGACTATATCGCAGGAGAGAAACCGGAGGAGTATTCCTTCATCCAGTCTCTCGTCTATGACAATAAAGCCCTGATGGAGATGAACCCGGACTATGTAAATCAGCTGGAAGCACTCCCCGAAGCACTCAGAGAGGCATGGCTCCTGGGGAACTGGGATACATTCGTCGGGCAGGTCTTCCGGGAATGGAGAAACAATCAGGAAGGATATCTGACCCGCAGGTGGTCTCATGTCATCGAGGACTTTGAGATAGACGGGAGCTGGAAGATATACAGGGGCTTTGACTTCGGATACGCGAAACCCTTCGCAGTCATCTGGATAGCCATAGACCACTACGGCAGGATGTATCTCTTTAAAGAGTATTATGGCTGCACCAGGGAACCGGATACCGGAGTGCAGATGCAGCCGAGAGAGATTGCACAGAGAATCTATGAGATCGAGAAGACAGACCCTATGCTGCGGGGAAGAAAGATTATAGGAATTGCGGATCCTGCCATATGGCAGAACACCACCGGAGAAAGCATCGCGGATATGATGGCCCATGAGAATGTATACTTCCAGCCCGGAGACCACACAAGACTGGCAGGACTGATGCAGGTCCACTATAGGCTTGCCTTTGACGAGGAAGGCTTCCCGATGATGTACGTCTTCAAAAGCTGTCGAAACATCATCCGCACACTCCCTGTTCTCGTCTATGACGAGCATAAGGTGGAGGATGTCGATACCACACAGGAAGACCATTTATATGATGCTCTGAAATATGTCTGCATGGAGAACCCGCTCAATCCGCCGAGGATGGCAGTGTGGACTCCGCCGCAGGAAGACCCGCTCAATATGTGGAACTAAAAGGAGGAATGAGATGCCAAACAGAAGACCGGGAGGGAGACCGATCCCTCCGGAAAAACTCAGGAGAAGACCGGCACCGATACCGCAGGGAATTCCTGCACCGATGCCCCAGGGGGAGGAAATCCCGATGGCAAGACCGGAACAGATGGCAGGAGGCACCATGCCTGCAGAGAGACCTGCACCGATGGCACCACCGGCAGCAGGGCCTGCACCGAGACCGAGGATCATAAACATTGAACAGCTCCGGACAGCCCAGGGGACACTGGAGAAGTACAAGGACGGCAAGGCAAATCTTGACCGGAAGATTATAGAGAACGAGGACTGGTGGAAGATGAACCACTTCCGCAACTTCCGCCGCATGAAGTATGTACGGAACGAGGAGACCGGAGAGGTTCTTCCTGTCCATGACCATCCGCAGCATCGGAAGCAGTCAGCATGGCTGTTCAACAGCATCATGAATAAACATGCGGACATCATGGATAACTATCCTGAACCGGCAATCCTTCCCAGAGAGCAGTCAGACGAGGAAGCAGCAAAGGTCCTGTCCTCAGTCCTGCCTGTAATCATGGAGAACTGTGACTTTGAGTCCGTCTACAGTGACTCAGCATGGGACAAGCTCTGCTCCGGATCTGCTGTTTACTCTGTCCTCTGGAACGCAGAGCTCCAGAACGGACTGGGAGATATCGAGATCAAGCAGGTGGACCTCCTGCAGTTTTACTGGGAACCCGGCATACAGGATATCCAGGACTCCCAGAACATCTTTGTCCCGATGCTGATGGACAACAAGGTGCTGGAGGAGGCATATCCCCAGCTTAAGGGAAAACTCATCGGACAGGGGAAGGAAATCAAGGAATATAACTACGATGAGTCAATAGATAACACTAACAAGTCGATCGTAGTGGACTGGTATTACAAAACCCAGGTAGGCAGCAGGACCACCCTGCAGTATGTCAAGTACGTCAATGATGAGATTCTCTATGCCTCCGAGGACGATGAAGAGCATCCGGAGTACCGGGAGATGGGCTACTACAATCACGGACAGTATCCCTTTGTCATGGACACCCTGTTCCGGGAGAAGGGAACGCCTGCAGGCTTTGGCTATATCGACGTGATGAAGTCCACGCAGGAAGACATCGACGAGATGAAGGCAGACTTCCGGGAGAATGCCAGATGGGGCAGCAGGCCCAGGTACTTCTCACGGGATGAGAACGGCATCAACCAGAGCGAATTTCAGGACCTGGACCAGCAGATAGTCCATGTGGCAGGCTCCATCGATGAGATGCATTTAAGACCCATCGACACAAAGGACCTGTCAGGAAACTATCTCACCATCTATCAGTCATGGATCGATGAGCTGAAGGAGACATCCGGAAACAGAGACTTTTCCCAGGGCTCAACGGCAGCAGGCGTGACCAGTGGGTCCGCAATCGCTGCCCTGCAGGAAGCTGGAAGCAAGGGATCCCGCGACATGATAAAGGGATGCTACCGGACCTACACCGAGATCTGCAAGCTGGTCATCGAACTCATGAGACAGTTTTATGACACTCCGCGAACCTTCCGCGTAACAGGCGAAAAGGGGCAGCAGGAATTCGTAGAGTTTAATAACTCTGTACTGCAGGGACAGCCCATGAACATCATGGGAGAGGATTTCCACACGAAGGAACCTGTCTTTGATATCAAAGTGAAGGCTCAGAGAAGCAATCCCTATAGCAGGATGTCCCAGAACGAGCTTGCACTCCAATTCTATAACCTTGGTTTCTTCAATCCCCAGCTCAGCGACCAGGCACTCGCCACCATCGAGATGATGGACTTTGAAGGCAAGGACAAAGTGAGGGAGCGCATCCAGTCAAACGGCACTCTGTTTGACCAACTTCAGCAGATGCAGCAGACGCAGGCCCAGATGGCACAGCTTCTTGCAGAGACCACAGGAGACACAAGAATCCTGCAGGCAGTCCAGGCACAGCAGGGAGGACAGCCCATCCCGCAGGTGGACGGCGGAGCGGTACAGGCCACAGACCAGAACAGCTACGGAGAGCCCGTAAGACGGGGCAACTCGCAGGCCGACAAGATGAGAGAGAGGATCCAGCAGTCAGCGGAGGTTAAGTAATGACCACGATAAGAATAATGCGGGATAAGGACCATGTGAGGATATCCATCCATGGTCATGCAGGCTTTAATCCGGGAAACGACCCCGTCTGCGCGGGAGTGAGCATGGTCTGCTATATGCTCCTCTGCACTCTTGCCAAGTATGACCAGGGAGGCATCATCACGGGACTGGCAGCGGAGGCCATCGACGGCAACGTCACAGCAGACTTTTCCGTGAAGCATGACGATATCTGGAACAATGCATGGCTGATATTCCGGGAAGGCTTTGAAGGCCTCTGCAATCAGTATCCGGACCATGTGAAGTGGGAATTATAAGTGGGTGCATTTTCAGAAAAAATTTATCTATCATGAAGAAAATGACACATCGGAAAGACGATGTAAAAGGAGAAATATATCCATGAAGAAATGGAATTTAAGGCTCGACCTGTTCGACGGTGGGGAAGGCGCGTCCGCACCGGGAACCGGAACAGCCAGCGTATCCGGAGTCGCGACCGGGAATGAGGTGAGTAATGCTGCGGACACCACGCAGAACGGAGACACAGGAAGACCGAGCTTCAAGGATCTGATCAAGGGAGACTACAAGCAGGAAGCAGACGAGTATATCCAGGGCATCATCCGTCAGAGAGTCAGAGACTCCAAGCAGGACAAGGAGACCATCGCCAGACAGGCTGAGATTCTCAATACTGTTGCTGCCAAATACGGGATGGATGCATCGGACCTCGCAGCACTGCAGGAGAAGGTCTCCGCAGATGATGCCTATATCGAGGAAGCAGCCATGGAGGAAGGACTGACCACAGACCAGTACCGGAGAATCCGTGATGCAGAGGCGAAGGCGGCAGCCTATGAAGCACATCTGGCAGAAGCAGACCGAGAGAGAGCAACACAGCAGAAGGTGGCACAGTGGCAGGCGGAAGCAGAGCAGGTGAAGAGCATATTCCCTGACTTTGACCTCGCCCAGGAGATGCAGAACCCTACTTTCCAGAACCTCCTCCGTAATGGAGTTGATATGCAGTCAGCGTATGTCTCACAGCATCAGGCAGAGATCCTGCAGGGAGCCATGAGATATACGGCACAGGAAGTACGGAAGGCCACAGCCAACGATATTGCTGCAAGAGGGGCAAGACCCCGTGAAAACGCCTCCTCCGCAAGAGCTGCTGCTACGGTCAGAACGGATGTCTCCAAACTGACAAAAGCAGACAGAGAAGAGCTCTCCAGGAGAGCGTTAAAGGGAGAGATCATCAACTTAGGTTGATCATCATACCGGTACGCCAGCCCCGGACCGCTTACTCCGAACAGTTAAAGGAGTCGAAATGAAGAAGATTATGGATTGGGTGCTGAACCTTAAGATGTTCGACACCGTCATCAATGCTACTACGTCCAACGCTTCCGGAAATGACCTTTCTCCGGAAATGAAGACCTACTATCAGGACAGACTCATCGACCTGGTAGAACCGCTTCTGGTCCATGACCAGTTTGGTCAGAAGAGACCGATCCCGCAGGGAAGAGGCAAGACCACTGAATTCCGAGCATTCACCAAGCTCCCGAAGATCACCACGGAGCTGGTTGAGGGTGTAACCCCGGATGGACAGGCTCTGGATTCCTACACCATCCCCGCAACCGTAAAGCAGTACGGCGGATACGTCTGCCTGACTGACTTTATCATGCAGACTGCCATTGACCCGATTGCAGAAGAGGCCCTGAAGCTCATCGCTTCCCAGGGTGCGCGGTCCATGGATACCGTAACCAGAGAGATTATCAACGCAGGAACCAACGTCCAGTATGCTGACGGTACTGTAGCTTCCAGAAACGCACTGACCGCAAGCAACAAGCTCACGGTCCTTGCCATCAGAAAGGCTGTACGGACTCTTAAGAGACAGGACGCTCCGATGATCAACGGCAACTATGTAGCCATCGTGCATCCGGACATTGCTTTCGACCTCATGTCTGACCCGACATGGGTGGATTGGCAGAAATACACATCTCCGGAGCATATGTACAAGAATGAGATCGGACAGATTGCAGGTGTTCGCTTTGTCGAGACGACCGAGGCGAAGATCTTTACAGGCGCGGGTGCATCCGGTGCCGATGTCTACTCTACTCTTGTCATCGGCGAGGGTGCCTACGGTGTAACCGATATCTCCGGAGGCGGACTGCAGACCATCATCAAGCAGAAGGGCAGCGGCGGCACCTCTGATCCGCTTGACCAGAGAGCGACCGTAGGCTGGAAGGCTGCGAAGACTGCGGAAATCCTTGTCAATGAATACATGGTAAGAATCGAGACCGGAGCGACCGCATAAGCAGGTATTAGGCAGAGGGCTTTGCCTGACCTGGGGGTGAGTCGCCCTCTGCTCATCCCCATGAAAAGAGGGCATTATGGCAAGAACAAAAGCTGAAGAAGTAATGGAAGATGTCAAGGAAGAAGCGAAGGAGATCGTCCCCTACAGTGAAGAGGACCGGGTGGAGATTCCGCCTCTCTTTTACGATAAGGACAAATACTCTGCTCCTGTCCATGTAGGAGTAAACGGCAAGATGTACTCCATCCCCAGGGGAGTGGCAGGACTGAAGGTGCCGAGAGTGGTGGCAGAGATTCTGCAGCAGTCCGAGTACCAGAAGCAGATGGCAGGAAACTTCATGAACAGCATTGAAGGCGTGAAGAACCTTGGCAACTTCTAAACCGAATATGTAACCGCGAGGGCAGGTCTTTTGGCCTGCCCCTTTTTAAAGATTGGAGAGCAGCACATGATTATTGTGAAAAACAGGGAGCTGCTGATCCCAAGGGAAGAATTTAATATCGGCACATCCTATGACAGCGGCACAGAGATCAGGATGTTCCGTATCGACAAAGTGACGGCAGGAGGCATCGACCTCTCCGGACTGTCCTTCCACTTGGACATCAAATATTACAATGACGCGACAGACTCTGCCTTCCTGCAGAAGCTGGAAGATACAGACGATTATATCAACCTCAAACTGGAAATCGCCAACAGCATGCTCCAGGTACCGGGAACGGTACTGGTCCAGATAAGAGCACTGACCGGTGATGGGGAGCTGAAGTGGTCCTCATATCCGGGAGCATTTTTCGTCGAGGACCATATCAACCATCCTGCGTCCTACGTCGGAGACCTGACAGAGCTGGAACAGATAGAAACCTACATTGAGAACATGGAACAGCTAAGACAGCAGGCCATGGAGGAATGGGAGTCAGGGGTAAATGAAGCTGAGCTGGTGCGTCAGGCAAACGAAGAGGAACGGCAGGCCAACGAGACCGAGAGAGAGGCGAATGAGAACGCGAGGAAGATTGCAGAGACCCAGAGAGAAGCAGACGAAGCTACCAGAGAATCTGACATGAATCTGATCCGGAGCTCCGCCTCCACCACACTGGGACTTATCAGGGATGCCCTGGATGATGTCCAGGACGCAGAGGAACAGATGGTCATCCTCCGGACCCTTGCTGCGGAAGTACAGAACAAGCTGGACTCCGGAGCCTTCATCGGTGAGAAGGGTGAGAAGGGTGACAAGGGTGATACCGGTGACTCCGGTGTGTATGTCCCGATCTCCGGGATGATTGCTCTCTCTGTAGAGTCAGATGGATATCTCTATCTCTATGCAGCAGATCAGCAGGAAGATGACTTATTCGATTACGATTCCCAGACGGGAATTCTTTACTATGTAGTACAGGGAGGAGAATAATGGCTAAATACAGAATCCCTCTTGGTTATGTCCGCGGACCGGCAGG